TGCCCAGGCCGTTTGCCGTGGATTCCATCACCATCTCGGTGCCCGGCAGGTCGGCGACGATGTTGCCCAGGCCCGCCATGTGCATGTTGGCGTTCTGCCAGAAGGCGAACTCCGAGAGATGCGCGAACTGGGCCGTATTGCCGCGCGCCACGTCCTTGCTGCCGGCAGTGGCCAGCATGTAGCCCCCGCCCAGCTTGTCGAAAATCAGTTCCTTGGCGTTCGTGTTGCCCGTGCTGACCGGCAGCGGGTTGTGGTCGTGATACCGCTTGACCATCTTGAACAGGTTGTCAGTCGCCTTCTGTTCGTGCGCGACAATCAAGGCCGTTTGGCCTGTCTTCATCGTCGTCTTGTGATAGAAGCGCGCTGAGATGTATGTCGAGATGCCCTGCTGCCGCCCCTTCAGGATCAGCGCCCGCACCTTTCCGGTTTGCTTCAGCTGCTGCTCCAGCCGCTCATGCACGTATTGCTGCGCCTGATTGAACAGGAATGGCTTGCTGTCGCCCGCCTTGTCCTTGATGCGCAGGCAAGTGGCCGCGAATACTTCGAGGTTATCCCGAACGCGCAGGAAGCCGATTTCGAGCGGAGAAAGCGCGCCCATTACGAACCGTCAGCGCCCATCAGGTCGGAAGCTCCACGTTGGCCAGGCGTTCAAGCATCTGCTCATAGCTCGAAACCTTTTCGCCCTCTTCCTTGATGCCGAAGGCCTCGCGCTCGCCCTTGCGCACCTTCTCGTCAATCTCGGTCAGCTTCTTCAAGTCGTCGATGATCACCGAGCGACCGAGCACCTTCGAGACACGCGACACCAGCGCCTCGCCATCACCATCGGCCAGCGCGCTCAGAATCTCCTGGTGACTGCCCAGCAAATCAATCGCGCCCTCAATGTCATCCAGCAGCTTGTCGCGCAACAAAGTCAGGCGCGCCAGCCCTTTGCGATGGCCAAGCACCACGTTTGCCTGGGTTTGCGCCGCAACCTGCACGTCAAATGCACTGGGTGTTGCGTTATTCGTTGCGTTCGGTGTTGCATTTACACAAAGGGACTGCGTTAGCAATGCGCTCGCAATCGTTTGCACTTCCTCGGTCTTGTCCTGAATCCACCCCGAAGACTTGGCCCGGCGAGAGATGGATGACTTATTCACCCCATACTCGTCAGCCAACTGGCTGATAGTCTTATTACCCAGCCGGTAAGCCCGCTCAATGGCCTCCCAGTCGGCTGCATTCTCCTTACTTGGGCGTGCCATGTGTCTGCCCCTCCATTCCCTTGCTGGCCGGCGATGCCTGGATGACGGCCGGCTGCGCCTTCACCTCGGCCGGCTTCACCACGACCAGGGCAATCAAGGCACCCAGTACAGCGACCAGAATCACCTCGACCGCCTTGTTCACAATCCCCTGTGTCTGCTTGGCCAGTGGCTGCTGAATCTCCAGGGACGTAACCCGCGCCCTTACCTCGCCGATTTCCGTGAAGCACCGGCTAATCGCCCCGTTGTGCTCTTCCTGCTTCGCCTCAATGCTGGTCAGTGTTCGGATGGCCTTGGCCATATCGGAGATGACGACTTTCATCTCGCCGATGTCGTCACGCACATGCTCTAAGTGCGCTTCGAGGCGCGCCGTTTCAGGGTTCGATGCGGTCATGTATTCGTTGGTGGTAAAAATATTTACGTGATTGTGCAAATTCTTATTGCTAATTTGTTAGCACTTGCTATACTGGAAGCGTAGTAAATGCTCTTTAACAAACAGAAAGTAACACCACCCAATAGCGGCCACCACCTACAACGACGTTAGTACGTCGCTCTGTACCCGCAAGCGTGGATGACCCTATGACTGACGCCGAGAGGCGTAGGGCCGACAAGGCCGAGAAGTGCAGGCAGCCCCTGCGACAACACCCCGCACTACCCGAGCTAATCAACTTGGCCCGCTTGGCAACAGGCCGGGCCAGCTGGATTCACTCAACCGGAGCACGCAATGACTTTTCAGCAAGCTCAAGCCATGGCCGAGCAAATGAAGGCAGCCGGCGAAATCATCCGCTACTCGACAGGCCACTCCCGCGAGCGCGGCCGATTCATCGAAGTCGAAACGGAACAGGGCTGGTGCCCTTGCCCGATGTGGCAGGAAATCGAACCCGACTACAACCCACTTCAAGACTACTAACCGGAGCACAACATGACCCCCGAAGAACGCAAGGCAGCACTGAAGCTGATCTACCGGCACACCCACAAGGATTACAAAGGCAAGTTTCCTGACGGCACGAAAACAATCCTGGTCTGCCGTGGCGGAACCTGCCTGGTGGCGCTGGACGACCTGACCGACACCGAAATCGCCGACAGACTACCCAGCGCGCAGCGCATGGAAGCCAATCGGCTGGCCAACAGGAGCTAATCATGGACTGGTACAACGCCTACACCTACAACGAAGCCACCGAGGAAGAGAAGCGTATCCCGGTGGCGCAGCTGAAGAAGCTGGGCCGCGACTATGGCGACCCGGAGGCATACGGCTACGGAGAATACTGGACGGATAGCTACTTGATGGCAGTCAAGAGCAAAGACCCGGCCGAAGTCGCCGAAGCCCTGAACAGGGTATTCAATCGCCGATGCCACTGCGCGCACGACTGCTGCGGCCACGTATCGGCGAGCGTCTGGCGCATCAAGCACACCAAGCGCCGCGAATATCTGGTGCAAGTCACCTGTCACGTAGTTTGCTGATTTCCAGCTACTGCGGCCACCTGGCTGCAGTGACGGGCAATCAGACCCGAGTCACACAACTTACTAGGAGCTAAATCATGCTGGCTAACCTGAAGGCCGCCGCATTCAACCGTGAAACGGTGCATGTCGGTGGCGGCGAATTCTCCCCGGCCGAAGTCAAGGCCTTTGTCGAAACCATCGAGCAGCAGCGCGCCATGCTTGGCAAGCTGATTGACCACGTTATGCACTACGCGAGCATGCCGCACGCCCATTCTGGCGCACACAAAGATGTCGCCGACGCCCGTGCAATAGAAGCAAAGGAGCTATAGCCATGACCAAGCGCCAACACATCGAGGCCCAGCGCCTCAAGCCCATCGGCATCGAAGGTATCGAGGCCTGCCGACGCATCGCCACCGAAGGCCCGATGAAAATCAACGAGGTTTTTGTTGATGCCTTCACCGCCTCGGCCATCGTGGCCGTCTATGACGCACTGAACGAAGCCAACCGCGCCAACCTCGCCGGCCGCTGCGTCGCCCAGGTCGCTGAAATGTGCTTCAAGCTGATCAACAAACAAAGGAGGGCAGCGTAATGGCAACCATTCACCTAGCGCCGGCACTGGCCGAAGGCAACAAGGGCTGGCGCGTCGATGTCTGCACCGGCAATCGCAAGAAAGGAACATTTCGGGCCGCCCCTGTCACCCAGCCGGTTTATACGCTGGCGCAAGCGCAGGCCTTTTGCAGCAACAACCGAGCGCGTGACTTTGCGCACATCTTGGAGCAAAACCATGGCCCGCTATGAATTGACCGTCATCACGCCAGCCCCCGCGGGCTGCAGCGTGATGCACGTTTTTGAAATCGAGGTAGCCAAGCCTCTCCAATGGGTGCGAGAGCACGCTGACGAGATGGCCAGAACCTTCAACGGCGGCAGCATGCGCCACTACAACGCGCTCAACGTGAGGATGCTATGACAACCGAAAGAATCGCACTGAAAGCCGGGAACGGCCTGACCGTTCGGACGCTGGTAGGCGCGCAATACGCCTATGCCTGCATATCACACCAGCGCGGCACGATGGACGTTCGCCTTGAACCTGGCCGCAGCGCATCGGAATCCCTGCTGCAAACCGCGGCCGAGCTTGAAGCGAAGGCCGAGCGCCTGACAAAGCGAGCCGAACTTATGCGCCGCGCCGCGGAGGTTATCTAGCCATGAACCCAGAATTCATCCGCATGGCTTTCGATCTGAACACAAGCGGCCCGTATGGCATGGCCGACATATCCCTGGTGCGCTTCGTCTGTGGCTATGAATGCTACTGCGGGATTTTCCACGCTGAAGACATGCCCATGATGCTCAACACACTCAACAAGTAAGAGGAAGACATGCTGACATCTGATCACATGCACCACCCGATAGGCGGCAATGCTGGCCAATACGCCGAGCACATCTTTAACGAGCGCCTGGACGACCCGCACGGCACTCGCTATTTCGGCATTGCTGGCGGATGCCTCGATGCCCCCGAAGCCATGCCAGCCGGCAGTACCTACTGGTATCCCTACGCCGGCAGTGGCTGGGACATGCCGCGCAGCTTCAGCCGCCCCAAGTAACCGCCAGCCATGGCCCTGTGACAGAGGGCCATCACGGGCGATTAGACCCGAACACAACAGACTAGGAGTTTCAACCATGTTCCAAAAGCAAATTGACAAGGAGCGCGCCCTTGCGCTTCAGAACGTGGCCGGCACCCGCCTGGCCGCCTCCACCCTTTACGCAGCCGGCTGGACGCTTCAGGAGGCCATTCAACTGCTTGCCACGCGGAGGGCGTAACCATGGGCCTCGCCTTCAAACTTGAGATTGACTGCAATCACCCGTCATTCGGCGAAGACCAGTTCACAGCCTGCGACGAAGTGGCCCGCATTCTCGAAAAGGTCGCACTCGAACTGCGCACCATGCGCAGCGCACCGACCACCCTGCGCGACTTCAGTGGCAACAAGGTCGGCAGCTGCAACTTCACGGAGGGTTAAGCCATGCGCCGCTTCGACAACCCCGCGGCCTTCCTGGCCGGAATCGCGTTCAAGACGCTGCAGCCCGCCCGGCCGGCATCGATTGCCGCACCCCTGGCCAACGTCAGCGACGAAATGAACGCCAGGCTGCAGCAGAACAACCGCCTGACCGGCAAGCGCATCGGCGGCCATCTCTGCATCGTCGCCACCCCGAAGTAATCAAGCCGGGCGCCTTCAAGGAGGGCGCCCCACTGGATTACCCAGGAGAGCACAACATGACCACCCACGAAATACGACCGGCCAACATGCGAAGAACGCACGGCCTTCAATTCCCCAGTTTTCCAGGCGGCACCATGACTGTATCGGCAGTCGCATGCGTCGAGGACGCTCTGGCTGACCCGATACAGGCTCGTGAAAGCGGCGCCGGCATGGATGCACCCGAAGAACTGCCGACGGGTTCAGTCAAGGCGTTTTTCAATGGCCACGACAACGCCCGCCACTGCATCGGACACTGCCAGCGCACCACCAACCGCCCGTAACCAACACCACAACAAACTAGGAGCCTTTCATGCAACTCGGCAAACAAACCGCCAGCATCAACAACCACCTGGTTTCCCGCGCCGTCATCGGACAGCCATCCCCGAAGCCTGGCATGGGCGCCACCCTGCTCGCCTGGACTGATCGCTACGCCGGCACCATCACCGGCATCACCCTGAACGGCGGCAAGGTCACTCGCATCGAGGTTACGCGCGACATCGCCACCCGCACCGACAAGAACGGCTTGAGCGAGTGCCAGGCATACATCTTCGAGCGTGACACCAGCGCCATGCCCTACCACTTCCGCCAGAACAAGCGCGGCATGTGGGAACAAATCTTCTTCAATGAGGAAACGCAGCGCTGGAACAAGAGCGACGGCTACGGCCTGCGCATCGGCGAGCGCAACCACTATATCGACCCCCATTTCTGAGCGAGGACAGCATGGCCAAAGTCATCGACAAGCACGACATCGAGCGCAAGAAGCCCATCCGCGGCATGCGCTGCACCTGCTGCGGCCAGTATTACAAAGGCCGGCAATGGCACAACCAAGACACCGGGCACGGCCTGGGCGACTGCTGCGCTGCTTATTGCTGGCGTGGCCATGAACCCAACGAAGAAGGCGCGCACGAATTCGAGCGCACCTACGGCATCAACGGCATTCACTACAACATAGCGGAGGACGAACGCAAATGAACCTCGCCACCGCCCACCACGAAGGCCTGAATAACGTGCTGGCCGATGCCAACACACAGCCCATATCGACCCGTCGAGCACACAGCTACCGCGACAGCGCGCTAACCTTCAGGCAATGGCTAAACCGGCCTGTATATCTGACCCAGTGCAAGACATGGGCCGCTGCCAAGATGCTTGGCGTCTGCTGCATCCGCTTTCGCAGCCTCCCAGGCTACCGCGACGACGAAGCGAAGCACGCCCGCCAAGTCGTCGCCAGCCATATACGCCAACAACGCGCCAAACGCTGACTCTTCGCCCGGCTGCCTTCACCGAGGGCAGCCCAACGAGGCGCCAAGCCCGACAACACTAGGAGATTTCCCCATGGCACAACCCGTAACCCTTTACCAGATGGTCGCCGGCCGCATTGAGGCGACCGTGACCGACCTGACCACCGACGACTGCCGCGCCGCCATCGAGGCCCGAGGATTCAAGTACCAGCGCGACAACTTCAACCCGCGCCACCGCACCGAACTGCAGGGCGCGCCGGTCTTCGATGGCCTGTACGGCCCGATGTGGGACGGCAAGCGCGGCATCCGCTACGAAGACGGCGAAACCTACCGGGCGATGTCGCAATGAGCAAGTCCATCGAATTCCTGCGCAACCTGGCGCAGCAACTGCAAACCCAGGACAACGCTTACACGGCCAGCCCGAACTACTGCATTCAGGAGCACCAGCTGTTTTGCGGCATCGACGAGGACTACGGCGGCGCTATTGGCTGGTTTTCCGAAGAGGCGCGCTTTCCAGAAGAACCGACCAGCCGCAAGCACCGCGCCCTGGAACGCTATTACGACCGCTACGGAAAGGAGCCTATTGGCTGGACGCGCTGCGGCTATGAATTCCGCTGGCGCCACACGGGTGTTTGCTTCCTCACCTACGAAGCAGCGCACGCCTATGTAGCAGGGCGAGGACGACGCCAGCACGAAAACGAAATCCGCGTCTATGTCGATAGCCATTACCGCAACGCCGAAATGCGCGAGGTGCGCCGCCTGCTGGCCGGGCCAATCGCCGAGTGCATCGAGGTGCTTCTGGCCGTTCATCAATACGACATGGCCGACCATGGCAACGTCGGCATGTTCGACAACGAAGCCCTATGGGCGCGCATGGCCGCCGCGCTCGCCTCTCTCGACACCGCCAAGGAGCCGCACCAATGAGCAAAGACAACCAGCCCGCATTCCCGTGCCGCATACCGGGCAAAATCAAGACGGCGCCGAACGGCATGATGCACCAAGAGGAAACGATGCACGAAGGCCTGACGATCCGCGACTACTTCGCCGCAAAGGCCATGGATGCGATTCTTCACAAGTATTTCAATGTTGGCGAAACAGCAGAATCTCTTATCGAGGGATGTGAAGTTATGGCCGTGCTGTGTTATGACATTGCTGACGCCATGCTGAAAGAGCGAGACAAATGACCAACATCCTCGCCCTCTTCGCCAGCGCCTACGTGCTGGTCTTCTTCCTCGGCCTGCAGAGCCAGGTCGTGCGCGACGGTCATTACCTGGCCGCCTTTCTCAACTCGTTCGCCATCGGCGCCTGCAACCTTGTCATGTTCAAGCTGGCACCCAACGCCGGCCCGGTCGAGATAGCCGCCTATCTCACGGGCGGGCCTTTAGGGATCACGTCGAGCATGTTGTTTCACCGCCGATTTTTCAGGAGCAAAACGCCATGACCGAAGAGCAAGAACTGCGCGCCCAGCTGGCCGAGATTTATCGCCAGCATCAGAAGGCGTGCGAACCCATTATCAGGCGCCTTGCTGCCATCCACGCACGCAAGACGCCCCGCCTTATCATCAACACGATGGCCAACGAAGTGATGAACTACGACCAATGGGCGGAACTGCAGGAAAACGAGGTGCTGAAATGACCGAACAACAATTCACCCAGCTAACTAGCGCCACCCGCATCAAGGCCGGCAGCAAGACCTACAACGCGCTGCGCGCCGTGCTGGTCGATGGCCAGAAGCAGGCCGACGCCTGCCGGGCCAACGACATCAAGCGCCCGACCTTGTGCAAGGCACTGGGCCGCATTGGCGTTAAACTTACCTACACGACATAGGAGAACAAACCATGCAAGCACCCATCATCAAGACGCCGAACAGCATGACGCTGGACGATTTCATTCTCGCCGGCCGCCAGGTCGTGCTCGATGCGCTCGACGACATGAAGGCGGTGAACGTGAAGGCGCTCGACGTGCGCGGCCTCACGGACATCACCGACACCATGGTCGTCGCGAGCGGCACCTCGGACCGCCACGTGAAGTCGATCGCGGACCGCGTCCTGCAGCGCTGCAAGGAAGCCGGCTTCCGCCCGTTCGGCGTCGAAGGCGAGCGCGACGGCGAATGGGTGCTGGTCGACCTCGGCGACATCG